GAAGGGTATAATAAAGCTATGGAAATGTATGGTAGTAAACCTGCATTTGTTCCAGACGAGCCAACAATGGTGTTTAATCCAACAACACAAGAGTATGAAGAAATCAAAGATGAAGATAAAGAAGAGTTTGTTGATTTTGCTCAGCCTCGTATGTCTGCTGACCTTAAAGCCTTGCTTGGGTGATATGACTGCTGATGAAATAAGAGCCTCGTTAAAGAGAGCAGGGTTTGAAGATGATGAAATCCCTGCTTTACTAGGCAACATAGATGTAGAAACTGGTGGGAGTTTTGACTTTCGCCAGATAGAAGATACTACGAAAGAACAAAAAGGCTATGGTTTATTTCAGTTTACTGGTGGACACCTTACATCTTACCTTGATTACTTAGAAGATACTCAGCAAGAAGATAGTGCTGATGCTCAGACTAGATTTGTATTTGCTAATATCTATGACAAAGAACCACCTCATGTTATAGGTGCAGGGAATCAAAGAAAAATACAAGAGGCATTTGATGATGGAAACTTTAGTGAAAAGTCTGATGTCTTTGCTAGGTGGTATGAACGCTTTGAAGGTTCAGAAGATGACGATACTATAGTTCCTAGTATGTTTCGTGGGCGTTGGTATGACAAATACCTAGATAAATTTGATAGATTTATCGATGATAGTCAAGCCCCATCATACAATGAAAGAATAAAGAGGGCTAGAAAGTACGATTAGTTACCTGTTTGTCGGCACAAGTACAGGTAAACTTGCCAAAAAAGGGTATAACCACCTTCGCCTTGTTGATTGTACATACCCACATCAACTGTAGTTTTAACTTGCACTAACACCTCATGAATAATGGAGGGAGTGATAGTGCTCAAGGATGTACTCCCTGTAAGGATTACCCCTCCTAAATTAGGTAACTGGTAATCTTAATTTATCTCTATCTAAATTTGCTACGGATAGTTCACCGTTTAAAGCAAATATCTTTAGCAAAGACGAGCGACTAATTCCATATCGTTCTGCTTTAGCGTCTATAAATTTCAAATCACGCTTGTTAATCTTAATATTAATTTGTTCTGTCGCTTCGTTCATAACTTTTCTCAATCAAATAAAGCGTATTATATACCAGTAAATAGAATCTATTTAAAGTTTACACACACCATCTTCGCAATCATCGTCTGCTGGTGCTGATACAATATACTCGTTTTTATTTAGTTTAGGAATTGGTGTTTTAGATGATTTAGTTAGTAGGTTTCCGTGTTGGTATTGTTCAATTAGATTATCATAGGTTCGTATCTCGCACCTCTTATAGTATATTTGATAAGCCTCTTCAAACCTAAGACTTAATACTTTCGCCCTGTGTGCGTAATCTGTAGCCAATGCGTCACATAATTCTAACCTCGTCATTTTGTTCTAACTCCTTTTGTTTGTAAAGTATGTAGCCTTCATTGCTATATATTTTTCTAGCAAATATCTCTACTACTTGTCTGTCATCTATAAAAAAAACACCATTCAAAGAATCTAATATTGCTTTGATGTAGTTATCAATGTCTGAATTGTTACTACAGTATGTGTTGTTTAACTCTTGCTTCTTTTTCTTAGACCAAGACACTGGTATCTTAATCATAAAATCTATTTCAACACGGACTAGCTTTTCAGAGAGAGTCGTATTCAACTCACTGGTTAGTGCTTCCATGTCTTGTTTAAACTTAGTGTACTTCTTTGGATAATAAGTAGACCATCTGCTGACTCTTGGTCTACTGGCTGGTACTGGATTTATTTCAAATCTCTGAGTACAAATCATATCTTAAAGACTCTAGTTTGTCTATAGTAATAGACAATAAAAATCTTACTTCCATATCTCTAGGTTCGTCTTGCTCTCTCGCTACTTCTAAAGCGTCTTGAATGTTGGTTCTAATTTCATCAAGTAATGCTTCATGCTGATGTATACTCATTGTAAACTGCTATTTTATAATCACTGTTGTGAGGTAACTTGATGCCCCACTCACCCGAAAACATTTCAATCTCGCAAATGTAATCTATAAATTCATCAATGTTTAGTTTTCTAGTTGATGGTATTTGAGAAATCTTCTTGCCTTTCTTAGTTGTAAATTCTATTTTAGGTAGAAATTTATCTGCCAATATTAAATGCATTTCATCTTTGGAGTAACCTACCTCTTGAGAAAGGATGCCTACCCAGTAGAAATACAATCTGTTTTGTGCGTCTGAACGACTAGATTTTTGTATAGTGACTACTGCTTCTTTAGCAGTTGGATTTTCTAAAAAGTAATCTTGGACTAAACTTTTAAATGCAGCTTGTTTTGGTTGGTCTTTTTGTATAACTTTACTAATCATTATAGCATACTGTCAATCTGTAGTTGGATATATTGCATAGCTTTTCTTAGGTCTTGTATCTGACCCTCGCCCTCATGCTTATACTGATACCTCGCAAGATATTTAACTGCGTTCCCAATACAGAAGTTCATGTCTTGAGAAATGATAAAGTCGATAGGCTCTATCTCGCCTTTAGTATAATGCGAGGGGTTAGTTATAGTATCGTGTATCTTGTCTTTAGCCACCGACCCAGCCAAGCAACAAGCCCACAATAACAATAGCTAAAAAAACCGTAAGGCTTTTATCAGCTAATACTTTCTCAATCATTTCTTTCATATCTTACTCCTAATATTAAAAATGGGTATAGACTTCAAAGTTGTAAGCACTAAATGAAGATAGAAAAAACTATACCCAGAAGTATTATAACTTAATTAAATTACTTAGTATTAATAATTTTTGTGTTTTAAATACTGCTCGTGCTACCTGCAGTTCAAGCCACTCTCTTTCTATAGGTGGGTCTAACTGTCGTCTGCCATCTATAATGTCATGACAATTACAACAGGCATACATGCCAAACAGGTCTGATTGTTTAGTTCCCATGCCTCCACCGTTCATGTGTGCGTAAACTACGGTTTCATTTTCGGGCATACAGCCCTCTAATCTTACTTGGCAAGGCTTACCCCTTGCTGATTGTTGTATTTTAGTGGTCATAAATGTTTAACTCCTCGTCTGAAAATCTTGAATACTCACCTTGAAATCTACATTTAACCCAACCAATCTGCCCCATTCTATTCTTGGCAACAATGATTTCAGCTAAACCTCTATCATCTGACTCTTCTTTATTGTAATACTCATCACGGTACACCATAATAATACAGTCTGCGTCTTGCTCAATTTCACCAGAAGAGCGTAGGTCACTCATAAGAGGGCGTTTGTTTTCTCTCTGCTCTACCCCCCTACTTAATTGTGATAGTAAAACTATGGGTATGTCTAGTTCCTTAGAAAGATATTTTAGTTCACGAGTTATGCTACCTAGTTCTGATATCTCTCTGCCTTTATCGTACTTCATAATCTGTAAGTAGTCAATTACTATAAAGTCTAGACCAACCTTGCCATCCATCTGTCTAGCTTTAGCAACTATATCTTTAACTGCAACCCCACCTCTATCTAATATAGTCATGTGTTGCTCTTGTTTTTTAGCTAATGCACCAAAGAATCTATCGTTTTCTGCTTCTGTTAGTTGATTACTATCTACCTTGTTCAGATTAATAAGCGTGTCACTGGCTACCATCTTCATCATGAGTTGTACCTGTTGCATCTCAAGTGAGTAGAACAAAACATTCTTGGTCTTACTAATGTTGTCTGCTATGTTAAGTGCTAGTGTACTCTTACCCATGCTTGGTCTGCCTGCTAGAACAGTTAGTGTACCCCCTCTCATTCCCCCGAGAAGTGAGTCAATAGAATCAAAGCCAGTTGATAAACCTGTGCCATTTGTGTGCATGTCATGTATGTAGTCAACAGTCTTACTGATTACATTATCCATTGAACCCTCTTCATCATCTGCTAGTTGCATCTCAAGGTTTTGAATATTTGTTACTGTTGTTTGATAGTTATCGTAATCAATTTTAATTTTTAGATTTTCAATATCATTATTGATTCTTGTGTTACGAATATGATTCGCATAAGTTGCTATGTTAGCTACACCAACACACTCTTCCATCATGGTACATAAGTATGGAAAGCTAGTCCACTCACCACTATGGTCGCCACCTATATCAATCCAGTTTCTTAAATGTAGTGGGTCGATATGTTCTTCTTCCTCTTGCATCTCACGCATGTATTTAAATAACAAACCTAAGTTTGTCATACTAAAATCTTTATCACTAAGCCCTGTCATGTTGACCTGTGTTAATACTGTTGAGTCTAAGAGTATTCCTCCTAGTACTTGACGCTCTGCATCGATTGATGTTTTCATGATTTCCTCCAGTCGTGTTGTTGTCCGTATGGGTTAGTCTGTTTGACTGGTTCGTCTGCAAACATTTCCCATCTTCTTTGGTTAATAAAAGTTTGTAAGTGTGGGATGTATCTAACATCCTCACCTTTATAATAACTGTTGTCATAAAGTTCTTGTATTACTTTCTTCCAGTCTTTATGTTTGAGTAAGTTATTTAGTTCAGTATCAAGCCCACGCTTTTTACCTTTGTAAGCTACTCTAAACGCTTCAAACATATTCCGTTCTTGTTCTGTTGGTTTTGCTTTTGTGTCTGTTGCGAGTTCTTCTGTGTGTCCACAACTAGGGCATGTATATTCCATATCAGTTACTCCTGTTCGTTGTATGTGCCACATTAACCTTCTAAGTTTTCTGTTCATATTGATTTTAATGCTAGGTTCATCATCTCTCTAGCAGTATCTTCTTCTGATTTAGTTAATATAGTTCTTGGTCTTGTTGTTATAGGTCTGCTAAATATAATCTCTGGATTAGTAGACTTGTTTAATCTACCTCTCATCATATGAGTTGAGATATCTTTGCGTTTCCACTTAGCATTCATTTTGTTTTGGGCTTGTTCTATTGTCCATTGTGTGCCATCATCAAGGGTATAGACTCGCAACGCTCTACCTCTAGCGTCACGAGTTGTAGCCTTCTTACTTACCACGGCAAATCGTCATCATCTGCATGTGTCGTAGCAACTACTGGCTCTTCAACCACTGGCTGATTGTCCTTTAACTTGACACTGAATGTAAGTTCTGGTGCTTTAGGATTACTGTTCTTATCCTTTGCCCATGCTGATACCCAGTATTCTTTGCCCTCAACATTCATCGTACCTGTTAAGTGTGGGTGTCTATCTGTTTCTCTCTTTGCATTTTTCCAAATGCTACCACGATTGGTATTGTCGTACTCTGCCATAATTCCTCCTATGACT